CCGCAGGCAGTAAAGGTAAACTAGATCCCGGCCCGTATATTGCAAGGGTAATTAGTCACCTTGATCCTAACTTTATGGGCGGCCTCGAAGTTGAATTACTAAAAGCAACTGGCAGTGCTAATGATGTCGCGGCTGACGAACAAACATTTAAAGTAAAGTATTCTAGTCCATTCTTTGGTCAAACACCCTATACCGGTCTAAGCAAAAATGAAGATTATGCATATACCCAACAAGCATATGGCTTTTGGGGAGTTCCACCAGACATTGGTTCAAGAGTAATTGTTATTTTTATCGAAGGCCAACCTAATATGGGATATTATATTGCGTGTGTTCCTGACAACTATACAAATTTTACAGTTCCTGACAGAGGTGTTGCAACCAGTTACTTTAGTGGACAACCTACTATAGCAGAATCATTTGGTTCAGCAATAACTGGTAAATTAGTTACCGGCGAAGTTAATAAAAAGAATATTACAGACAATCAAGGTACTGATCCGACAAAGTATAGAAAGCCTATCAACCACGACTGGATGACTATGCTTTTTCAAGCAGGATTAAATGCTGACGGTACTAGAGGACTAACATCTTCAAGTGCAAGACGTGACATTCCTAGCATGGTAACAGGAATTAGTACACCGGGACCATATGATAAACGCAAAGGCAAGCCTAAAGCAAGTTATGGAACTAGAGGAGCATCAGCACAAATTCCTTACAGCAGATTAGGCGGTACTAGTTTTGTAATGGATGACGGTGATGAAAATTTTACTAGAACCGGACCTGCAAGCACACATAGCAAACAATTTAAAAATAATGCACTAGGTGAAAGAGGCGGTGATCCTTCAATTCCTCACAATGAACTAACAAGAATACGTACTAGAACCGGACATCAAATTCTGTTACACAACACAGAAGATTTAATCTATATCAATCACGGTAGCGGTAATAGTTGGATTCAAATGAGCGCCAACGGTAAAATTGATATCTATTCAAAAGATTCCCTAAGTGTTCATACTGAGAATGATGTAAACTTAACTGCTGATAGAGATATCAATATGCAAGCAGGACGCAATATTAATTTATTGGCTAACTCCGATATACAGATTGAAACTCCTTCAAGTATTAAAACTCTAGCAGGCATCAATACACAAATTACTAGCGGAGCATATAGTTATATTAACAGTGGAGCAGATCATGTTGAAACAGCATCAAACATTCATATGAATGGACCAATTGCTTTACCGACAACTCCGTTGTCCACTCACGTGGTTCCTGGCGCTACCGCTACCGCTACCGCGTCTCTACACAAACGCTTGCCACAACATGAGCCTTGGGAGCATCATGAAAATGTAGTACCTAATGAATACACTCCTGTTAAAACTGATAGAACTACACCAATGGATATTAAAGGTATCATGGACGTTGATCTTGTACCCGATACCTTCAAAAAACAGTCGAAAAACTAACGGATAAATATTGATATGAGCACACTTGAAAAGAATACAGTTCAAACAGTTAGGATAAAAAGTAATGCTGTAGAGCCAAAACCGGTAAAACAGTCAACTTATAGAGGCCTAAGTACGGTTAATCCTGACAACGAGCAATATACTTTATATGACATTGGTTTAATTAAACAAGATCTATTGAATCACTTTCATATTAGACAAGGTGAAAAGTTAGAAAATCCAGAATTTGGAACAATTATATGGGACGTATTATTTGAACCAATGACTGAAACACTTAAAGAAGCCATCGTAACCGATGTAACAACCATTATTAATAGTGACCCTCGTGTTAATGCTACAAATGTTATTGTAGACCAGTACGAAAGCGGTATTCAAATCGAATGTGAGTTATCATATCTACCTTACAATATATCAGAGCAGATGAAATTTTCCTTCGACCAGAATGCTGGGTTCTTAGGTTAAAGAATTAAGTACTCAGTTTACGAAAACAAATAAATACTTACAACGAGGAATAATAGATGTCAACAACGGATAGACAGAATAGATTACTGCTTGCAGAAGACTGGAAGCGAGTATATCAAACATTTAGAAACGCAGACTTTAGGTCGTATGACTTTGATAGTTTACGTAGAACAATGATCGCATATTTGCGTGAAAACTATCCAGAAGACTTTAACGATTATATTGAATCCTCAGAATATCTTGCTCTAATTGACCTTATTGCTTACCTCGGGCAAAACTTGGCATTTAGAGTAGATCTTAATGCTCGTGAAAACTTTATTGAACTTGCAGAACGTAGAGAATCCGTACTACGTTTAGCACGACTACTTTCTTACAATCCAAAGCGTAATCAAAGTGCAAATGGTTTACTAAAGTTTGATAGTGTATCTACAACTGAAGATATTGTAGATGCAAATGGAGTAAACTTATCAGGACAAACTATTATTTGGAACGATCCAAGTAATCCTGATTGGTCAGAACAATTCCGTAAAATTTTAAATTCAGCATTACCAGAAAACGGTATTGTTGGCAGACCTGTTAAAAAAGGACAGGTTGACGGAGTTACTACAGAACAATATAGATTTAATGCTACAAATACTAATCTTCCAGTTTACAGTTTTAGTAAAAACGTAGGTGAAAAGAATGTAGTGTTTGAAGTAACAAGTTGTACTATTAACGCTAACACAATCGCTGAAGAAACTCCTTTACCTGGTAACAGTTTAGCATTCTTATATAGAGAAGATGGCAAAGGTGCAGGTTCATCAAACACAGGATACTTTGCTCACTTTAGACAAGGTGTACTTGATAGTGGAAACTTTAGTATTAAAAGTCCAATTGAAAACCAATCAGTTGCTATTGACACTACAAACATTAATAATTCAGATGTTTGGCTTTATAAATTAGATACTAACGGTAACGAACAAGAACTATGGACAAAAGTTGATAGTGTTGAAGGTAACAATATTATCTATAACAGTTTGAATAAAAATCAAAGAAACGTTTTTGCTGTTTTAAGTAGAATTGAAGATAGAATTAGTTTAATTTTCTCAGACGGTACGTTTGGTAATTTGCCTAAAGGAAACTTTAGATGTTATTTTAGAAAAGGTATAGGAAGTAAACTTACTATTACTCCTGATAGCATGACAAATATCAGTGTTAGTGTTCCTTATCTAAGTGCTTCTGGTACTAATGAAGTCCTTAGCATTACTATGTCTTTAAAGTACACAGTTGATAATGCAAGTTCCACTGAATCAACAAGAAGTATTAAACAAAATGCTCCAGCAACTTACTATACACAAAATAGAATGATTACTGCTGAGGATTACAACGTAGCACCTTTAACAGTTAGTCAAGAAGTTGTAAAAGCAAAAAGTGTTAATAGAACAGCAAGTGGAGTAAGTAGATACTTTGATTTAATTGATGCTACTGGAAAATATTCTAGCACTAACATTTATGGTAATGATGGTGCAATTTATAAAGAAGTTTTAAACAAACGTATTAATTTTAGTTTTGCTACTAGAACAGATGTTGAAGGCAGAATTGAAAATACAATTCAGCCATTATTAACTAGTCAAGAAGTTAAGAACTTTTACTTAGGAGAGTTTCCTAAAATTTCCGCAGGCGACTTGTCTGCAAGTTGGACTCAAGTAGCGTATCAAACAAATAACTCAAGTGGCTACTTAACGGATACATTAGGTATCAAATATACAACAGGTCCGTTTACAGGTAGTACATTAAGATATCTAGAGCCAAATTCAATTATTAAATTTGTTGCTCCAACAGGACAGTATTTTGATACTAAAAATCAAAACAAATTAGAAACTGGTGATGCAACACCAGATGGTGCCGTAACGTATCTTTGGACTAAAGTAGTTAGAATAAATGCTGACGGTACTGAAAACTTTGATGACGGCACTGGACCTATTGTGTTTAACGATGTTATTCCAACAGGTGCAATCCTTAACGAAATCAAGCCTAAGTTTGCAACTAACATTACAGACGCAGTTAGTTCGCAAATGGCAGAACAAATTTTTGCATACAGAACATTCGGTCTAAGATATAATGTTGTAGACAGAGAATGGAGAATTATTTTTAATAATAACCTAAACGTTAGTAACGCATTTAATATGGGTAAAACAGGTGACACTTCAAATCAGAATCTAGATTCAAGTTGGGTGTTATTGTTTGAAACTGATGGAGAGAAATATACTATTACATACAGAGGTGTGCGTTATATCTTTGAAAGTGATAAAGAAGTTAAGTTTTACTTCGATGAAACAGATAGAATTTATGATAGCAGAAGCGGTAAAGTTATTAGGGATAAAGTTAACTTACTTTCTATTAACAAAGCACCTGATAGTGCGGCACCATTAACTGTTGACTTTCCTTGGCAAATCACTAAAGAGTATAGAGATGCTGAAGGATATGTTAATAGTAAAAAAGTAGAAGTAGGATTTTATGATTCAGACGATGACGGAGTTATTGATAATCCAGAATCGTTTTTACAGTTTATTGATCCTGATACAAATCCAGATCAGAAATTTGTGTTCTTAAAAGAAGTTATTAGTAATAATAAATCAACAAATTATAATTATGTCAATCCCCAAGTTGAAAATATTATTGTTAGACAAAACGAATCAGCAACAGGACCATTATCTAGTTATGACGATGGTGTAATTTTTTACTTTATTGATTCTGATGTGTTTAAACAGTATTCAGGTACAACTTCTACACTTTCATTAATTACAAATTATAAAGCATATATTGGAAGATATGATCTTAAATTCCAATATGTACACAGTGCTTATGAAAATAATAGAATTGATCCTAGTTCAACAAATATTATTGACACATTCTTATTAACAAAAACATATGATAGATCATTTAGAGATTACTTATCAGGTAGTAGAGAGTCTAAACCTTTACCGCCTAGCACTGATGCATTGTTCCAAAGTTTCGGAAGTTCAATTAATAAAATTAAATCAATCAGTGATGAAGTAATTTACCATCCAGTAAAATATAAAATTTTATTTGGAAACAAAGCAGATGTAGATTTACAAGCAACATTTAAAGTTGTTAAGAATCCAGACATTGTTACTAATGATAACGATATTAAATTACAAATTATCAATGCCATTAATACATTCTTTAGTTTAGAATTTT